GCTGAACGTGTCAATGTTCGCGCTGGCTTTGATGCGGAGCTTTGACTCCAGTTGCCGCACGGTTTGTGCAAATGCAAGCAGGTCAGTCTCAAGAGACTCGATAGCGTCCTCATCCCGATTGATGCGCTTGATGGTCATACTCAGGCCGATGGATTCAAGCGCCGGACACCACACAATCAAGTCAATCCACTGCCGACCTGTCAGCCATAGGCCGAACATGCATTGATCTTCAAAATCCGAGTAATCATCACCGGCAACGATTTGAATAATCCTGTCCGGGCTGAACAAGCTCTTGATTTCAATCAGACCGTCAGCCCCGACAACCCCATCAGGGGAATACAGGAACTGATCATCATCGGTGGCGAATGCGCCGACTTCCTCGACTAAGTTACCGGTCAACTCCTCGTAAGCCATGCGCGCCAAAGGTTCCTGTGTATGCCCTTCACGCATCTGCCACGACTCGAAAACCTTATCAATCGGACAACCAGCGATACGCTCCACCGCGACCTGCGCCGCGTAGGCGACTTGTTTTTGCGATGGCTTGCATGACTTCAATGTGTCGCGGGCATCTTTGCAGCGACTGGCAGTGATCTTGCCTGCCCTGAGTTGCAGCCAGGCATCGTCACCCTGGGGGATGTTGTAAATCCTCATCCGGCAAACTCCATATCAAGCTCTGTCACAAAATCATTATTTGTAATCGGCTCGCTGGTGACTGTGCGCGACTTGTCAGCAGATACCGCCACCGCCTTGAGTGCCGCATGATGCCCTGCGCCAATGGCTTTGCGAGTCTCACGGCTTGCCGCTTGCCACCATGCGCTGTACGCCGCCACGCCGTTATCTGCGGCATCCTGCGCCGCGTCAATCACCTCAGGGTCGATGGTCGGTGTAGGGTGCGGTTGCACCACGTCAGCGCTACCCATGTTGCGAGGCTGGGGCGCATCAAACTCGTCCGGGCTGTAAACCCCAAGGATGGCCCCAGGGCAATACAGGCGCGCCCAATTTTTGACTTGCAGGTATCCCATTTGCTGGCGCGGGTTGGTTTTCCAAAGAGGGCTATTTTTGGTTGTCACCTTGGCTTCGGACAACCACTCGCCCCAAGTTATCTCGGATTCTCCCCGGATGACAGCACCAACCCGGCATTCAGTGCTGCCGTTCTGGCCCCGGTATTCGTAGTGAAAGCGCCCGCTGATCGTGCCGCTCTGCTGCACCACAGCGTTAACAAGTTGGCCCTCGTAGCCAAGGGTTCCGTTAACCAGGTGCGTCTTCTGCGCCACCGCAAACGGGTTCATGCCCCACTGCATCGCCTGGAGCACCACCGCCATGCAGTCAGCCGGGTTTTTTTGCAGGTGCGCTGGCACTGTGCTTTTCCCGCTGGCCATCATTTCAGCCATTCGCATCACGCGGTCCATGGCTTCTGGGTTCATCATCAACGCTGATGAACTGATGCGCGTGGAGTCATCAGACTCCATCGTGATTTGGAGTTCGTTTGTCATTTTAAAATCCTTGATAAATCTGCGCCACCAGCACGGCGGCCAAAATCAATACTGCCGTCCCACCCACACACGCGATGGCCAGGATGACCTTTTCAAACCAGTCAAGCGGCTGGTCAGTCTGCGGGTAGTAATTGCCAGCCTCCTTGCTGGCCATGTAGATGTAGTCACAGTCAGTCATCACCAGCCTCCAATCCATGCGGCAACAATGGCCGTCGCCAGAATCACCCCGCAGATAAGCACGATGGCCACGCCCGAGTGGTCATTGCTGCGGTAATGCTCGATTGACGCTGCCAGCTCTGTGCCGGACTGGCGCAGGGTGCGTGGGTAACGTAGAGTTGTGGGGTAGCCGTAGTTACTCATGACGCACTCCCGACATCGTGATGAACTTCTATTTCCGTGCGCTTAATCTCCATTGCCAGCTCGTAGTTGTAAACTGACATCGCGCCAATGTGCTTAACATATTCCTCTCCATTGATATGAAGATGACCTGCCTCGGCAGCTTTAAAAGCCTCGCAAGCAGCTTGATAATTAATCAATGTTTTAAGTTTCATGCCAGCTCCCGTGCGGCACGCCATGATTCAATGCGCTGTTCAGCATTGCGCTGCTTAGCGTCGTCCAGGTACGATTTCCAGCACCCCATTTCCAAAACCGTGATTTGGTCCGGGTGCAGCGCCTTGACAATGTCAACGCCGCCGATCATCACTTTCATATCCTCGATGTCGCCATCAGACGACACGTTAAACAAGCATGTGACAGGCGCAAAACCCGCGCCCGTCACCGTATCCAGCCGCTCTATCGGATACCGCAGGCCGGGCTGGCTACCCGGCTTGATGCCGAAAATGCTGGCGGCGAAGTCATTGATTTCTGAAAATCCCATGTGATACTCCAGTTAACAGACGTAAAAAAGCCCGCATGAAAATGCAGGCTGGTGAAAGGTGGGATTTGCAGGACTCGAACCCGCTACGACTTGACTTCTCGGTTTTGGCTTTGCTTGCCATCCACCCAAACTACCAAACGGCGGCCAACCCGCTTAATAGTCTGGCTAAGCCGCACCCCTACCTGGGGACTTCCCATAAAAATGTTGATGTTGCCGACGCATTTGCATGAAGCAGCATTTGGTGTTGCAGTTGCGGACCCCGTTGATGACAAGTAATTCCGCACAACGTCAGGCGCTAACCCTGACCTACCCCGACAAAACATCACTCAAAAGCCCTGCTTTAGGTAGCCTTGCTTTCTTTCAACCGGACTTGAAGTTTTGTTACCGACTGAAACAGTGGCTTTTGAGTGATGCACCTGCGCAGTGAGCAGGTATTGATTGATGGCGGCAGCGTTTCTCATCAAGCAGAGGTTTTCCTGTTTCATTCAACCAACATCCGGCGCTAACCCGGATGACGCTGCCACCATCAAATCAGCAGTCAGTAACCGCTGGTTTGATGGCCCTGCAATGCGCAGGGCGAAAAAAAGCCGCATGGGTTAGATGCGGCTGGTTTGATTACCCGGTACGCGCCCCGGTGTCGGGCTGGGGGCTAGATACTCGCCTCTGTGCGCACCATCTGGTGGGCTTGCCCGGCGGCAATGTTTTACGCCATGCCTGGCGGCTGGGTCAACTGCGGGCTGCCAACCATGCAGCAAACGCTGCGCGGTTGTAGAAGGCCAGCGTGTCGCTATCCCATCGACGTGCTGCCCACTCTTGACCGCCTTTAAGTGCGGTCAAGTCAGCTTGCATTGCCCACTGTTGTTTCAGTGACATACAAGGCTCCATACCGCTGCACTGCGCGGCTCCAGTCTTGGGAAAATCCCTTAATCCCTTTTTTGCACCGTAGTGCGTCAGGGCTTGCCCGTTGCGGGCTGGTTTTAGAAGCAGGCTTTAACTTTGCTTTGGTCTAGCATCTTTACCGCGCCTGCGTTGATTTGCGCATAAACGCCCGCTGGCGACAATCCAAGCGCGCCTATCTCTAGGCCGCGCTGGATAGTGCCGACCATCACCCAGCCCTTGGGCTGGATTGTGTACAGCCGCCACGGGCCGTCAATGGTGACGGTGTAGCGGCCTCGGTTGATGCTGGTCATTTACAGCACCTTGCTTTGTGCAAGTGTCATGGCTGCTTCCCGGTTGTAAAAGATGCCGCTACGGTTCCCTTCCATGTCCAGAACTGTGTAGTGACATTCTTTTTCTGGGTGTCCGTCTACGGTGGATACCAAAATAACCACCCGTTTTCCCGTTGGGGTTATGTAGCGCTCTGTGGTTACACCGTGGCCGATTTCTTTTGATACGAGTTTCATTTTTTTTCCTTTTGCCCCTGATAGCCCGAGGCGCGGTGCAGCGTTTGCTGCTAATCCCTTTTTTGCACCGCAGTGCGTCAGGGCAATGCCATTTTGGCCTATTTGCTGGTTACGATTCCAGCGCCATTGTTTCGCCATGGCCGGACAAAGCGCTGCACTTGACCGTGCAGGGGGGTTACCAATAAAGCGGGGCTCTGATACCAATAGCTCCTGATGCGTATGCCTCGGCAATGGCATCTTCTTTACACGCCCAGTAGCTTTTAGAACCGTTTGCATACGAAACGGTCCAATGGGTAAGATGTTTTTTCATGATTTCTCCCAGGCCCACAGAATGTGGTATTTGTATTCGCCGATGAACGTCTGAATTTCTTTGTAGCAAGGCATGATCTCTCTCCAGGTTGGTTAAAACACATCAGCACCCGGCAGAGGGTCTAAGACGAACCGCAAGCGGCCCCAGATGCTGATGTGTTACCCCTGTTGCCAAGGGCTCACTGCTGGCATATCCCGTAAGGTTCCAGCTTGCGTATTTCCTACCCGAAGGCATACGCCCTGCGTTTTTGCTCCGCAGAGGTTTTGTTGATTCGCGGTCCAATGAACCTAGCGCAAGTGGCACCCACCGACCTAGACGCTGCCTTACACATACGTCCCCGGACTTGCATCGCTTGTTTCTTCGGCCAAGCTGCGCCGTTTCCGCTTTTCAGTGCTGGATGCACCGACCGAGGCGCTTTGTCGTTCGCCTGTGCTAGCAGTGATCTGCTGGCATGGCTGAATTATAGGCTAACCGATACAGGCTTAACAGGCTTACCTGTAATTTATTTCAACTTTTTTCGTAACCAAGGGTAAACCCCTATCCCTGAAAGGCCATGGCGGCAGTCAACAGGCGTAAAAAAACCGCCTCGGTGGGCGGTTAGGGGTGTGTGGTCTGGTTGATCAGAACTTGTGATTTATCCCAACCTGTCTCATGATGGCGTTGGCCGTGTGCCGTGACGGACAGTTGAACGGGACAGTTGTAGTGTTGGAGCCTTTCCCCCAAATCTCATGCGAACCTTTGCCCGACCGCACCAATGAAAAACCCTGCTTTCGCAGGGCTTCAATGATCAGCGCGTAATAGCCATTCATGCGGCGCAAAGAGCCTCTGGAGTAAAACTCAACCGGGGGGCCGCACTGACTCGTTTGCCTTCAAGGGCTAACTCCATCAATCCATCGATGCCAATTTTTGCCTCATGCAGCAATTCATCCACTGTGTTTCCGGTGACGATCAGTCCATCAAGGTCGGGACTGGTCGTCCAGTAGCTTTTGACTTCAGGGTCATAGTGGACATTGACGCGAACAAGCATGGGCAGGCCAACTCGTGCAGCAATTTTCCATCCGGGAAACCCAACTCTGTACATTTTTTGAACATCCAAGTGATTAAGTCGTTGCACTGTACCCTTTATGTCCTGTGGATACTGTGGATAACTTCAAAAACAAGGGTAAACGATAGGGATTTTGTTGCAATGCACCACACTTACGGGTTAGCCCTACACCTGGCACAGCACTTGCTGTGTGTGTGTGTGTGTGTGTGTGTGTTTTCATTCTTGGGTGACGTTTCCAACGACCTGACCCGGCCAGCTTTATAACTGCGAAACTGGTAAACCGTTGCTCCGGCAGCTTCAGGCTGCTCTGGTGGCGGCATGTGAATACGCGGGCGACTCTTGGTGTGACGGCGGGTCATGCGCCTTTGCAATGATGCTCAGTAGATCAGACAGAACCCTTGTTCGTAGCGCATGGTCATCCGGTAGCCCGGCCATCGCATTGCATAAAACCTGACACTCTACCGACAACGCTACGCTGTTTGTAGCTACTTGCGCAGGTACAGCGGACGATATAGGTTGTTTTGATGCTGAACCCGTGGCTACCAGTGTGGGCGATGGCGCGGTTAGGTTCACGGTCGCCGTGGCGGGGAGCATTTCGCCCGCGCCATACGCCAGCCAATTGACAGCAACGCCAAATTTATCAGCAATAGCTGGCGTGAATGCTGACCCCTGACCTATTTTTTCAAGCTCTGAATAGGTGGCTTGCTTCATTCCGACTAATTCAGCAATTTTTGATTGAGTCATCCCTGCCCGCGTTCGAGCCGTCCGAAGCCGTTGACCGAATTCTGATCTCATAGCGCACCTTAACTAAAAAATTTATAGGGGTACCACTAAGAACTGTTGCAAAAAAACAGTTTTACCTATAAGATATAGGCATGAACTGGAAAACCATCATTGCCGACATTCAGCGTCACGGCGAATTGACGCAACCGCAGATAGCAAAAAAGGTTGGATGCTCGCAGGCGACCATCAGCGACCTGTCCAACGGACATATCAAGCAACCAAATTACGCATTAGGGTCTGCGTTGCTCGAACTGCTTGCCGCCAACCGCCGGCCCGAAAAGGCCGCAGCATGAGCGGCTCCACCCTTTCCACCAGCCGCAGTAAACCCGCAGCGGCGCGTCCACCCGTGAAACTCCCTCCAGCACGCCATGCGCAGATTAATGCCCTGCGCAGCGTTTGCCATGCTGGTGCGGCTGGTGGCTTTTCTTTTTAAGGCTGAAACATGATGGCTACCGAAAAACTCACCATCGTGTCGCCGCTGACCATCCGGCTCACCGAGTCGTTGCAGCGTGACATCCAGGGCTTGGCCGACCTGCGCGGCATGGAGCGTAGCGAATACATCAGGCATCTCGTTCTCCAGGACAAACTGGAGCAGCACCGGATATGGGCTGCTCGTAATGCATTGTTTGTCGGACAGTCTGCTGTTGCAACAGATACACCGCATGACAAGGCATTACACAGTTCCGCTCCTGAACCGTGTGCCAGCGCACGGATAGGCGACCCGGTATGACAAGCATTATCAATCTCTCGCCTGAGCCAAAGAAAAGCGGCGGATACCCAGCGGGCGGGGTAAAGGGTTACGGGCTAGACCGCGACTTCATTGCCCGCTTCAACGAGCCTGGCTACCGCCCGTTCATGGCAGCAAAGGCTCACGCGCCAGAAGGCTGGCGCTACTACTCATACAGCTTTCCGCTTGACCGAGATTCAAAGGGCAGACATCTGCCACACGCTCCACAGCATTTGTGGGACGGAGATTTGCCGCGTAAATCGCGCACAAAAAAAATGCCCGGTGACAGCCGGGCAAAGATTTCTTAACAACAGGGTGATTATGACAGAAGAAATCCAGAAACTT